CTACCACGTCCTCGGCTGGAATGTAGACCGCTGTTTGGCGTTCTAGTGACGGATCAAAGTAAACTTTCTTGAACGCTGAACCTGCCAGACCCAAGCTGTACAACATACGCTCGTGCTCAGGGCGGTACTCAGACATCTCTTCGGTGAGCTGGTAGTTCATATCGGCGCGGACACGCTCCGCAGCCTCTAACTTCTCTTTAGTCTCTAGACCCAGAATCTTAGTTTTCACTGGACCAGCGGCTGGGAACACCTCAGACATAGTTTCAGCTTGGAATCGGATAGCTGCTTCTGCCAGAACGGTAGAGAACACCCCACATGCACCTTCCCAAGGCTGTGTGCGCTGCTCATATTTGAAGCCCAGCACATCAAGACCTTCGACGAAAGTATCAGCCCACTCACTGCGGCTGTTCATATCGCCATCGAACATCTCAACAAGCTCGGTAGACAGGCTACGTAGGCCATCCTCGTCGATGAACTCAGCGAGGTTGGAGTCAAACGGCACAGAGTCAATGCCGTCCATACCCTCTTCTTCAAATATAAGCTCAACCCCACCGTCTTCTAGCTCAACGATAGTTGGGTCGTCAGGTGATACAACGAGAGTAGCACCTAGTGCTTCTTCGCCCATATCCGCCAGTTCGTCATCCAGACCTTCGGGAGCAGCGTATAAGCTCTTATCAATAGCCATTGTTTGTCCTCTTAATAGTATCCGCCGCGTTTCTGCCTAAAGAACTGAATCTCATCTGGCTCGTCTGTCGGCAATCGTATGAACCCACCTTGACGGAACCTCATCAGGGCCATCGTCATTGAGTCTACCAAGTCATCATGTGATGCGAACGGGAACGCCGCTACTTCCTCGACAAGCTCTTCAGCCCACCGTGTCTGCGGCACCCACACCATCCCTGACGCTACCATATCAGATACAGAGTTGAGGCGCGCCATCTTGTCGCCTGACCCCCTGTGCGGAGTAAACTCTTGGACGGGTATACCCATGCGGCGCATCTCTTGATACAGCGCAGTACCCGCTGACTTCTTCTCCACAATGAAGCTATCAGGTTCCCACTCGTTGTACTGTTCAAGCGCCATTTTCTTAAGTTCTGGGAACTCATAACGCTCTTTAATACTGTTGAGCAGGATGATGTGGTACTCGTTCACCTCTTCATTGTAGAACACACCCCACGTAGTGAGGGCTGTGAAGTCAGCGCGGTTGTGTGTTTCTGCTGCGGCATCGAGTGACATGATGATATATTCGCACGGAGGTGGCGTATCACCACCCCATGACTGCCACCATTCCCGCTTGAGTATCGCGGCTTCCTCGGCTGTCGGCTTCTGCTGGTACTGCGCGTTCCACTGGAACACAGGCATTGATGCTTTTGTGCGGTATAACGCCTCAAGGTCAAAGAACTCAGGCCACAGCGGCTTCTCCACAACCTTATCTTTGCGTTTTACCTCTAATATCGCGGGAAACTCCACCACCTCATACTTATCGGCACGGTCATTCATCCCCATATCGCGTAATACACGCCCTGTGAGGTCATCTAGGTGCCATCTGGTATGGATAAGTGCTATGCGTCCCCCCGGCATAAGACGCGTACGCGCACCGTATGTAAACCACTCGTACGCCTTCTCAAATGCTGAGAAGTTACCGTTAATCACGTCCTGCTCGTTGTGTGGGTCATCTACTAGCAATAAGTCAGCACCACGACCAGCAAGTGCGGAGCCAACACCACAACAGAACACCTCGCCCCCTGCATTAGTGTTCCAACGTCCCGCTGATTTACTGTCTTTCGCCAGTGCTACAGTCGGAAACGCCTCTTTGAACCTATCAGAGTCGATGATGTTACGAATCTTACGACCAAAATCGACAGCGAGGTCAGTCGTGTGAGAGACAAGCAGCAGCTTCTTCTTGGGATTTCGCCCAAGGAACCACGCAGGGAACATAGTACTCACGAGGTGGGACTTGCCATGACGCGGCGGGATGTTCACGCATATACGGTCTTTCTCGCCCGTCTCGATGCTCATCAGCAGATCAGCAAGTATCCGGTGATGTTTACCGACTAAATATGACTCGTCCATGTGTTTACAAAACGTGATTAAATCGTCACGTACTGACTGTGCCGCCTGACGCTTCTCGATTTCTTCAACAATACGGTTGATCTCTGCAACTTCCTCTGGTGAGTAGAAGTCGAGGTTATCCAACATTGTCAGCACTTCCTCGTGCGTGAAATCAGCGCCTTTAATCGTCATAGTCGTCGTCAAAATCCGTCATTGATGATTGCAGATCGTAGGTATCCGGCTCGTCGTCGTAATCGTCCAATACAACGTCCTCAATGTCTGGCATCTCACGGGGCGTTAACTCATACGCCTGCGGCGTTATGTCCTTAACCTCGCGTTGCTCCAGTATGCGGTTGAGTTTACTACGCAGGGTATCTCGCAGTTCTTCGGTGGTCTGGTGAGTAATCGTAACCTCGGTCTTGTCCGCAAACAGACCCACATCGGAAATCTTACCTAGCATCTCTAACGCTTTTAGACGCACTTTCGGGTCTTCGTTATCGGACTCTAGGATCAGTTTGTTGGTTACGAGGTGGCGGATAAGCACGGAGCTTTCTACAACTTGCTGCCCATAGGTAGACAGAATCTTGTCCGCTTCTATAAGTGCAGCAGGTTTCATGGTTGAGAGCTTCTTCGGAGTGGTTTCTTTCGTAGCTTTTTCAGGGTCTTCTGCAAAGGCAGTTAATATAGATGCAGCAATCTCTTCGTCTACATGGGTGGGTGCTATTTCTAGCCCGTTATCTGCAAGGAGATGTGCGGTAGCTGCCGCAGCGGAGGTTTTCCGCAGCAGAGAGTCTTTGTCTAAGCCCTTTTGGGCTCGTTTAGGCAGGGCAACCCCTGTCTCTACAGTAGTTTTGATAGCCATTCGTATCATATTCGCAAGTCTAGGACCGTATCGTCATTATATAGCGCAAAATTTTTATATGTCTAGGTACTTATGGCAACAAGGGGGGTCTTCTCTATATAAGCGCGCCGAAACGGGTCTGGAATAACCACAAAGTGTACATTACTTTTTGGAATACCCCCGATTTTGACGAAAATGCAATTGGTTTTCACAGAATTGCAATTTGCTTGAGTGGAATAGTATTACATACCAGCGCGGAGTCCCGCTCTAGCATCGCTTGCCCCCCATAGGGGTGGGTTCGCTATATCCTGTAAGTACCTAAGCTCCCCCCGTGTAACGTTACATTGTCATGTAAATATACATATTTATGTCTGTTTACACTGATCTATCTACTTGTCACATTGTGTATCTATGGCAATCTGTAACCAGTCCAGCGAGATAGGCTCACTGGGCACAACTGACATATAAAGGAGAATACATATGTCTACTGCAATCGTTACCGCTGACCTGCAAGGTCGTTACGAATCACTCAACGTTGCTGACCTAGAGTCTGCACTGAGTGGCGCTATCACTGCTGAGCTTACTGCTAAGCGCAAGCTAGCCCAATTCGTTAAGGTCTTACATGAGGCTGACATCCGCCCCGAGTTCTTCACTAGTGCGAAGGGCTTTAAGCAGGGCGACGAATGCCGCAAGGATAAGGCTCTGGTAGGTGTTATGGAAAATGTCTATAACGCTAAGATGTTAAGCGCTGATGATAAGAAGCTTATCAAGCTTCCAACCAAGGCGCTGAGCGAAGAGCAGATCAAGGCTAAGGGTCAGATCAAAACAGATCGAGACAATTGGTTTAAGCGTGTAGCTCGCGACCTTGCTAGGCTGATCGGCACTGCTAACTACGCGGTGAACGTACCGAAGCAAGCGCCAGCGCCCCAGCAACCAGCGGGTCAGGTTAGTGGCTCTGAGCGCCCAGCGCATGAGCGAGCGGACCAGATGGTCACTAACCTTATCAACTTCTTCCAGAAGCAAGAGGATGCCCGCTTCGACATCACCAAATGTGTGCAGATAGCAGAAATGCTAAAGGCTGAGATCAACAATCTCAAATAACACACATCAAGCCAGCCTTCGGGCTGGCTCTTTTCTTTAGGAGAATAAGTTATGGCAAACCTAATCAGCACCCGCAACGAACGTAATGCAATCGTACTAGCACATGATCTAGATTGCGCACTATCTACACTAGTCCAGCTAATAGGTGAGGCAGATGATAACCCGCAAGTGTCACACTACCTTAGCCTAGTACGCGAAGCACTAGATGATCTTAACCATCGACCATTCGAACAACGCTTCCTAAATCGTATCTGGAAACATTGCGAACAATGTGCAACAGATGTGCAAGCGCGCAACAAGTAACACATCAAGCCAGCCTTCGGGCTGGCTTTTTTGTGCCTGAAATTTGTGTCATTTACACGTTCAGGCATTGATACCAGTTATATATGCAGCGGCGTGCCCTCGATTCGTTCGCCCTTAACAAACTATGCGTACACGTTAGTTTTCATGCAGTACGTCGCTGTGTGATGCTACATTGTTATGTAAAGTTACACTGATACCAGTTACATATGCAGCGGCGTGCCCTTGAACGGCGGCGAGGTGGAGTGTGTGTAACTTTACACAG